GCAGGAATTAATACCGTTGGATTTACTACAATAGCAAATCAGGGAATTCATAAATTTAGAGTATTTGATGGAAAAAATAATATCGTTAAAATAAATGTTCTTAATTCTGGAAGCGGATACACAAATAGGATTTTAAGAGTAAAACCATCTGGAATTTCCACATCTGAAAACTCTATCATTTTCCCAAATCACAATTTTAAGGATGGTGAATTAGTAAAATATTCCACAAATGGATCTACTATTTCTGGGTTATCAACAGCAAATCAATATTATGTCATTTCTGATAACGAGAACTCTTTTAAATTGGCAAATGCAGGAATAGGCGGTACTATTAAATCAAATTATACTAGAAAAAATTATGTAAAATTGCAATCAACAGGATTTGGTTACCAGGTATTTTCTTATCCAGATATTACCTTAAATCTTAATGTTTCATATGGAAGCAGTATTACTGGAATTATTACTGCAACACCAGTTATAAGAGGACAAATAGTAGACGCTTATCTATATGAAAGTGGAACTGGATATGGTTCTACAATTTTAAATTTACACAAGAAACCAGTTATTTCCATTAAGAACGGAAAAAATGCAGAATTAAGACCAATAATAGTTGGTGGAAAAATTGAAAAGGTCATAGCACTCTCCCAAGGAGAGGAATATAATGCGGCACCAGATTTAATAGTTAATGGTGATGGAACAGGTGCAATTCTAAGAGCTATTGTGTCTAATGGTTCTATAACAAGTGTTGTTGTTATAAACAAAGGTGCTGGATACACTGAAAATAAAACTTCTGTATCTATAAATTCTCCAGGAAATAACGCTTTAATTGATGTTAATGTTAGATCATTAACGTTAAATAATCACTATCGATTTGGAGATGAAATTTTATTCCCAACTTCAGAGAGTCTGAAGTATGGTTTAGTTGGTTATTCTACTCAAATTGGAAATTCTATTGCAGGTGATGATGGATCTCAACATTCTCCTATAATTGGATGGGCATATGATGGAAATCCAATATATGGACCTTATGGATATTCTAATATCGAGGATCAAGATTCAACTCTAAAATTAATTGAAACTGGATATACTTTATTACCATCAAATATTACAGATAGACCAGTAGGATTTGATCCTGGATTTTTTGTTGAAGATTACACTTTTAGTTCAACTGGCGATCTTGACGAGCATAATGGCAGATATTGCAAAACTCCAGACTTTCCACAGGGAACATATGCATATTTCTGTGGTATAAAAACAGATTTGTCAACTAGTCAATTAGTTTCCAACTTCCCATACTTTATTGGAAATAAATTTAAATCTGGTTTTTATACCGAAAATAAAAAATTAGATCAAACTTTTGATTTTAATTCTTCAAATTTAGTAAGAAATACATATCCATACAATGTTGGAGAACTTTATGCTGATAATGATTTTATCTCAGAATCTTATGAAATTAGCAATCAAATAACATTAGTAGATTCTGTTACAACTGGTTCAATTGATTCATATAGTATTGTAAATGCTGGAGAAAATTATAAAGTCGGAGATCTTATTGATGTAAATGATGATAATACAAATGGGGGAGGTTTAACGGCATCCGTATCTTCTTTAATTGGAAAAGATATTGTTAATTTGTCTACTCAAATTGAAACTTATGAAAATGCTATTGTTCTATGGAAAAATCAAAATCAAGTAGAAATTAAAATTAATCCATATCATAACTTGCTTGATAATGATTATATAATACTATCAGGGTTATCTACTTATATTCCAAAAATTTCTAAGACTCATCAAATTGGAGTAACAACAGAAAGTACTTCTTTATTGAAACAAGTTCCATCTAATGGAACATCTGGCATAGTAACTGACATTTACCTCACAAGAAATTTACAAAGTGTTTCCGTGGGATCAACAATTGGAATTGGAACTGAAACTTTATCAATTTTAAATATTTTCCCTGAAGAAAAAGTTTTAAGAGTTAAAAGAGGTGTGGTTGGTTCTGCACATACAATATCTACTAAAGTTTTTGCACAACCAGATAAATTTAGTATTTCAGCATCTTTAAACTACTTTGATTCAAAATCAAATGAGAAAGTTTATTTTAATCCTAAAAGTTCTGTAGGGGTCGGTTCAACCTCTGGAATTGGAGTAGCAGTTAGTTTTGCTGTGGGTGAAATTGTTAAAACTATTTCTGTTCCAACTCAAAGCATATATTTACCAAATCATCCATTCAAAACAAACCAACAAATAACAATTAACAAAAAGTCTTCATCATCTACACTTTCTGTAGGAACAACATCTGGTGATACTCCTTTTAACCTACCTCTGAGTGGAGATTCTCAAACGGTATACGTAATCAATAAATCTCATGATTTCATAGGATTGACAACTTCTGTTGGACTGACAACTAACACTGATGGACTTTTCTTCTTTAATAATGGAAGTAATGATTATGAATACTATTTTGAAACTGATTACACTCAAATTACTTCTAAGATTGAAAAAGTAGTAACAACGGTATCTGTTTCAACAGACCATCAGTTAGAAGTTGGTGATCGAGTAAATCTCAATATTATTCCATCAAAAACTGTGGGTGTTGGAACTTCAACTGCAGTGAGAATAAAATATGATACCTCTTCTCAAAAGATTTTAATAAATCCTGTCGGATTCGGATCTGAATCAGTTATTTTAGGTTCCAATAAAATTTTAATAGTAAATCATGGATACAAAACTGGAGATAAAGTTTTTTATAATTCAACCGATTTGATTTCTAGTGGTTTGCAAACTGGCGGATACTTTGTATACAGAATTGATGATAATAATTTTAACCTATGCGAAACTTTATTAGATTCTGTTTCTTTCCCACCAACGATCGTTAGTATTGCAAGTACTGGTGGTGCAAATCAACAATTTAGTCTTGTAAATCCAAAAATAGAATCTATAAAAGGCAATAATCTTAAATTTGATCTTACAGATTCATCATTACAAGGATTTAAGTTTAAAATTTATGAAGATAGTTCTTTTGTAAACAAATTTATATCAGTCGGAAATACCTCGCCATTTTCTGTTACTGGAGTTGGAACAATTGGAGTTTCTACTAATGCATCAGTAACATTAGCATACAATAATAATATTCCATCTAAACTTTTCTATAATTTAGAAAAATCTGGTTATATTAGTACTTCAGATGTAGAAGTTAAAGAATACTCATCAATTTCTTTTATTGATAGTAAGTATAACTATTCATATTCTATCATTGGTATTGGTACAACAACATTTAACTTATCATTAAATCAAAAACCAGAGGTATTGAGTTACTCTCCAGTAAATTGTAGTGAAATTAAATATACAACAACATCAATTAATGATAATGGTGGGATTGATAAATTAAATATTCTTTATGGAGGATCTAATTATAAGAAAAATCCATCATTTAACAGTGTTCTTTCAACTGAAGGAATAAATGTAGCAATAACATTAAATTCAAATACAATTGGAAGAATTAAAAATACAACAATTTTAGATCAAGGATTTGATTATTCATCTGACAAAACTTTAAGACCAGAAGCATACATCTCCCCAGAAATTAGTTTAAAATCATCCAGTGAGATACTAAGTGTTCATGTAACAGATGGAGGCAAAAACCATACATCAACACCAGATATTGTAGTTGTTGATTCTATTACGAGAGAAGAAGTTGACTCTGGTTTATTAGTTGCTAATTTAAGTTCAAATTCAATATTATCTATTGATGTTATTGAAAATCCAAAAGGATTGTCATTTGGTAATAATGAAATTTATTCAATAAACAACACCAATGGTATTGGTATTAACACTATAGCAACATCATCTTCTGGTATTGTAACTTGTTATTTGACTACACCAACTTTTGGATATATAACTCCACCATTCACTGCTGGAGAAAAGATTTTTGTAGAGGGAATTGTAAATATAAACTCTTCCGGAAATGGATTTAATTCCCCAGATAATGGATATCAATTCTTTACTGTTACTAGTTTCCAAAATACAAATCCAGCTATTTTGGAATTTAACGTATCTGGGTTTACTACGAATCCAGGAATTGCAAAAACAAATCAAGCATTATATGCATCTGTAATAAAATATAGTGATTATCCAAAATTTGAAGTTCAACAAGGTTACTCTGAATTTTTAATCGGAGAAAATCTACTTACAGACGATGGAACCGGATATTCACTTAAAGACTTGATAGTAACAGAATCAGCAGATGAATATATTAAAGTTTATGGATCATATAATCTATCAAAAGATGAAATAATTAAAGGAGAAAAAAGTGGATCCATTGCTACAATAGAATCTATTACAGAAAACAAAGGAAGATTTGATATTAGTTATTCCCTAGAAAAAAATTATCAGTGGGCAAATAATACAGGTAAGTTAGATGTTGATTACCAGGTTCTACCTGATAATGATTATTATCAAAATCTCTCATATGCTGTTAAGAGTCCTGTTTCTTATGAAGATCTCATCGATCCAGTAAATAGACTGTTGCACACTTCTGGGTTAAAAAACTTTGCTGACACAGAAATTCAAACACAAACAAATGTTGGAGCAAGTCTAACATCTGTATCTGCACCAGTAATTGTTAAGGATATTATAGAAGAAAAAAGAGTAGATACAATTAATTTTTATGACAATGTTATTGATATTGATACCATTACAAATGGTGGAACAAAATCTAAATTTATAAAATTAGAAAATAAATCTTTAGCAGATTACATACAGTGTAATACTAATAGAGTTCTTAAAATTGACGATTTTAGCACACAGTTTAGAAATCAGAGTAATATAACCGAAGAATATGTAGATATTATTTCTTACGATAATAGCTATTCCGAATTTTTAATCCAAACAATAGATCCTAATGGAAGTGATAGACAACTAACGGAATTGATAGTCTTAAATAATGGTTCAAATTCTATTACTTTAGAAAAATCTTCAGTATACAATACTGAAAATGAAATTGCCAATATTCAAGCATACTTAGACGAGTTTGGAAATCTTTCTTTAAGATTTACACCTGAAGATTCTGCAAATACTGATTATGATGTTAAAGTTTTAAATTCCAGTTTTAATTCTATTTTAAGTGGAATAAACACACAATCTATTGGATTTGTTAATCTCATTGGCGCAAATAAACTTGTTGGTATTGGATCTACCGAGACTATTATCGGTTTCAGTACAGAAACAACATCATCAATTTATGCTAAATTCCAAGTTTATGATCAGACCAGAGAGGAATTTAACTTTGTTGAATTTGAAATAGACCATGATGGACAAAATACATATATCTCAGAGTTTTATTCTGATAGTGGAGAGGGTAGTGTTGGTGGATTAATTGGAACTTTTGGTATTAATATAAACAGTGGAATTTTATCCTTAGATTTTACAAATAATTCAAGTAATCAAATTTTAGTTAGAGGTAAACTAGTAGGATTTGGATCAACTTCTATTGGCATTGGAACTTATAGATTTAAGACATCTGCACAAACAGATGGATCAGAAAGAACCATTAAAATAGAATCAAATGTTTCAACCGGTTCAACTGTATTCTATGCTGATAAAAATTTAATAACATCTGCAAAATCTTTAATAAGAGTTTCTTATGGAGAAACCACCTCTATTCATCAAATAATGATGACGCATGATGGAACTGATGTTTATACTATGCAGTATCCATTCATATCAGTCGGTAGTACTGGTGGAATAGGTACATTCTCTGGTTCATACAATGGATCAAATTTAGTTCTTAATTTCCATCCAGATCCATCAATTACAGGATTTTACGAGTTACAAAGTTTAAACAAATTCTTCTACACTGATAGTGATACAGTCAATACACCACCAGACTTAACATACGGACCAGTTACTGAATCTGTAAACTTAGCTTTCTATAATTCAAAGAATGGTGATAGATCTAATAAGTTAGATTTTGATTTGAATTACGAGGGAACTCCAATTTTTACCAAAACATTTAATCCATCAGATTCAACTATTCTTGTTCCTCCAACAGGAATATTTACTATCGAAAATCATTTCTTTAGTACTGGCGAAAAGTTGACTTATAGACCAAATAGTAGCGTTCTTGGTCTAGCATATACAAGCGTTAGTATTGGATCTACAGCAACTGCTTTTGATTCTGGTGGAGTTGGTATAGGTACAACAAATATTTTACCATCAACTGTTTATGCAATTAAAATAAACAATGACCAATTTAAATTAGCAACAACACCATTGTATGCTTCATCTGGTATTGGTGTAACATTTACTTCTACTGGATCTGGTAATACCCATGAATTAGAGATGTATAAAAAGTTGGAAAAAGTTGTTCTATCGGTTGATGGTGTTGTTCAATATCCATTAGCATATAATCCAATTAGTTATACCTTAACAGATAACGGATCTGTAAGTTCTGCATCGACTTATATCTCAGTTTCTGGAATATCCTCAATTAGACCTGCAGATATTTTAAAAATTGATAATGAGTATGTTAAAGTTATTGCTGTTGGATTTGGTACAACTTCTTCTGGACCAATTGATAATGTAGGTATAACAACACTGATTGAAGTTCAAAGAGGTGCCGTTGGAAGCTCTTCTACTTCACATACTGATGGAACTCCATTCCAGGTCTATCGTGGATCATATAATATCGAAAGAAGTAAGATTTATTTTACAGAACCACCTAAGGGTAGTGCAAACAATATAATAGATTCTAGCAATCTGCAAGAGGTGTTCTCAACATTTAACGGTAGAGTGTTCTTAAAGAAAGATTATAGTTCAAACGTAATTTATGACGATATTTCAGATCAATTTACTGGAATTGGACAAACATATACGTTGACTACATCTGGTCTTAATACAACTGGTATTTCTACTGGTAGTGGAATACTTTTAATCAATGATGTGTATCAAACACCGACGACTGATAATAACACTGGAAATAATTACCAATTGTCACAAGGAGTTGGTATTTCTAGCGTAACATTTACTGGAATAACTTCTTCAAATGGTTCGATAATTATTAATCCAGTTTATATTGAACAAAATCAACTTCCTCGTGGTGGATATATTATTTCGCTTGGATCAACTAGTGGACTTGGATATGCACCATTAGTAGGTGCTTCAGTAACTGCAGTTATTAATGGATCTGGCTCTATCACTGCAATAGGTATTGGATCAACAGATATCAATGGATCTGGTTATAGAGGACCTGTAAGTATAGCAGTTACATCTTCTACTGGCCATGGTGCAAATATTTCAGTAACAGTAGGCGCTGGTGGATCATTGGCATTTACCGTTAACAGCGGAGGAACTGGATATGCAGTAACAAATACTATTATTAGAACCCCAGAACCATCTTATGAAAATCTACCTGTTGTTGGAGTATCTAGACTCGGAGTTGGGGCAACAACAGAAACAGGAACTGGATTATTAGTTTCTTTAGATGTTGGTGCAAGTTCAACAACTGGTATTGGATCTACATTATTTGAAGTTAAATCTTTCAGAATATCACGTCCTGGATATGGATTTAGAAATGGAGATGTATTTAAACCAGTTGGGTTAGTTACAGATTCTAAATTAGCATCACCAGTTTCAGATTTTGAACTTACTGTTATTGAAACATTTACAGACACCTTCTCGGCATGGCAATTTGGCGAACTAGATTATATTGACAGTATATCAAGCTTACAAAATGGTGTTAGAACGAGATTCCCATTAAATTATAATGGTCAGCTTTTAAGTTTCCAAACAGATCCATCAAATGTAGATTCTTCTGAGATAGATTTAAATGCTCTACTAATTATTTTTGTAAATGGTGTGATACAAGATCCTGGAGTTAATTATGAGTTTACTGGTGGAACTTCATTTGCATTTACAGAAGCACCAGAAGAAACAGATAATGTTTCAATATTCTTCTATAGAGGAACAAGAGATGTTGATTCTGTCTATGTAAATGTAGATGAAACTATTAAACCTGGAGACAATATTCAGATTATAAAAGACAATTTGAATCCATCTACAGAAACTCAAAATACAAGAACTGTTGTTGGCATAACAAGTTCTGATATATTAGAAACTAATCTATATTCTGGTATTGGAATTGATGAAGTTAACTTCAAACCAATGAGTTGGACTAAACAAAAAGTTGATAAAATTATTTCTAATGAAATTGTATCAAAATCACGTGATTCTATAGAAGCACAGGTATACCCAACATCTAGAATTATCAAAGATATTTCTTTGACAGATACTGAAATATTTGTTGATGATGCACAGTTCTTTAATTATGAAGAAAATGAGTCCGCTTTAGTTATTTCTTCTGTTGATGCTTTAATTGTTAATAGTTTAGATCCTGTTTCTGCTGCAGTTACCGCAGTAGTTTCATCTGCTGGTACTATTCAATCACTTAATATTGTGAACGCAGGTTCTGGATATACTGGATCTTCAATAGAAGTTAAAATTGCTGCGCCAAAATATGTAAGTGTTGGTGTTGGTACAACTGCTACTGCAACCATTGCAATCGTTAATGGATCTCTTACTACACCAATAACAATAACAAATCCAGGTCTTGGATATTCCTTGTCCAATCAACCAAAAGTAATTGTACCTTTCCCAACACCAGTTTATGAAAATATAACTACAATTTCTGTTGTTGAAGGATTCTCTGGAATTGTAACTGGAATTACTACAACAAATGGAACGGGTGGAAATCCACTAGCACTAAAATTCTTCTTAAATTCAAACTCATTTACTGGATTATCCACAAATTATCCAATTTATATCCTCGATACAACCGTTGGGAATGGGGTAACATCAATTGATGGTGGAGACTCATCTATTGTTGGAATTGGAACAACATTCTTAGATAATATTTACCGCGTACATAATATTACAACTTTTGGTGGGAACGCGGAAATTGTAACAAATGTTAAATCAAACAGTTCTGTCGTAGGTATAGCAACTACTGGAAGCACCGTTTTACCACTTGGAAGATTTTCTTGGGGCAAATTATCCGGAATAACTAGATCTTCCTCACCAACTTCAATAGGAGTTACTGGATTGACAATTAATTCTGGTTTAACAACTTTCCCAATTATACAAAGACGTGGATATGGATTGAGAGATACAGGGTCCCTAAGAAAAGATCTATAAATATAGAAAAAAGCTATTACGATGGCGGCAATTGTAACAGATCAGTTTAGAATATTAAATGCGAGCAATTTTGTAGACTCGATTGATAATACTTCCAATTCTTATTATGTATTTTTAAGTTTACCAAATCCGACTGCGGTTGGATTTGGAAGAAGCACAACATGGGATGACAATACACCAGTTCCTACTGATGATATTAATTATGTAAGTCATGTTGGCCAAACTATGATGTTTGGTAAAAAAGTTACTTCGATTAATGCTAAAAGATTAATCAGAAGAATTGATTGGGCAAGAGGAAATAGATATGAAATGTATAGAAATGATTATAGTGCGAGTAATCCATCACCAATTACTCAATCTACAAGATTGTATGATGCAAACTATTATGTTTTAAACTCTGATTACAAAGTTTATATCTGCATTGAAAATGGTTCTTCTGGTATTAGTACCAATGGAAACGCTTCACAAGATGAACCAACATTTACTGACTTAGAACCATCTAAAGCTGGTGAAAGTGGTGATGGTTACATTTGGAAGTATCTTTTTACTGTCAATCCGAGTGATATAATAAAGTTTGATTCTACAGAATATATTGCTCTACCAAATGATTGGGAAACATCAACAGATGCTCAGATTTCCGCAGTTAGAGATAATGGCGATTCTAGCATCTATGAAAATCAAATCAAAACGGTTTATATAAAAGATCAAGGATCAAATTATTCTGGTGGTCTTGGACAAGAAGTAAATATTTTAGGTGATGGGACAGGAGCAAAAGTAGTTGTAGATGTTGTTAGTGGAAAGATAACGAATACCACAGTTTCCTCTGGGGGAAAAGGTTACACTTATGCAATGGTTGATTTGGGGTCAATTAATGCGAGTTCTGCAGGTACTCATGCACACTTAATTCCAATAATTCCACCATCAAAAGGTCATGGTTACGATCTTTATAAAGAACTTGGTGCGGATAAAGTTTTAATTTATGCAAGATTTGACGATTCCACAAAAGATTTCCCAATAGATACTAAATTTGCTCAAGTTGGAATAGTCAAAAATCCAACATCTATTGGATCTACAACAATTTATACAGAAAATCAGTTTTCCTCATTAAATGCAATTAAATTCGCATCAGTGACTGGTACTTTATCTATTGGTGACAAACTTAATCAAGTTGTAACTGGCGGAATTGCAAAGGGATATGTTGCATCATATGATAGTGAAACACGAGTTGCAAAATACTTTGTGGATAGAACTTTAACATTTAATCAAACAACACTAGATCAAACTGATTATATTGGAATTACAACGGCATCAAAAGTTTTATCATTTGAATCAACTTCAAATTCGGTTACAACATCTGGTGGATTTTCTGGTTCAATAGACATAACATTTACTGGAATAACCACAAATCCAACGGGAAGTAAAGTCGTTGATTTAGGAATGCAATTTACAAATGGTCTTGCAACTTCTGAAATAAATAAAGGATCAGGCGAAATAATTTATCTCGACAATCGCCCGTTAATTTCGAGAAACTCCAGACAAAAAGAAGACGTTAAAATTATCCTGGAATTTTAAAAATGCCACAGAAGACTAATTTAAATATCAATCCTTATTATGATGATTTTGATCCTAAAGACAATTTCTATCGGGTATTATTTAAGCCAGGATTTCCTGTTCAGGCTAGAGAATTAACAACATTACAGTCGATTCTCCAAGATCAAGTTGAGTCTTTTGGAAGTCACGTTTTTAAAGAAGGGTCAATGGTGATACCTGGAAGTATCACGTATGATCCACAATATTATGCAGTTAAAATAAATCCAGATCATGTTGGGATAGACGTGTCTCTCTATATTGAGAGTTTGATTGGAAAAACTTTGCAAGGTCAAAGTACAGGAAACAGTGCAAAAGTTGTAAATTATATTTTACCTCCAGATAAAGAAGTAGAAACTCCAACTTTATATGTAAAGTATCTTAATTCTAGTGAAAATTTTGAATTTTCTTTATTTGATGATGGAGAAATTTTAATAACCCAGGATACGTTTACTTACGGCAATACTACAATAAACTCTGGAGATACTGTAGCAACTCTTGTTAGCAATGAGTCAACTGCTACAGGCGCTGCTGTGGGCATTACAACAGGTGTCTATTTCCTTAGAGGACATTTTGTTAATGTAAATTCAGATACACTCATTATTAGTCCTTACGACAACAACCCATCATATAGAGTAGGTCTGTCTATTAGTGAGGAGATTGTTAATGCAGGTATCGATACCTCACTATATGATAATGCTAAAGGATTTTCAAACTATGCTGCACCTGGAGCAGATAGACTAAAAATTTCAACAAGACTATCACAAAAAGAATTAACTGATTATGATGATAAAGATTTTGTTGAGTTAATTCGCTTAGATAATGGAGAAATCAAAAAATTACAAAATAAGTCACAGTATTCTGTAATCAGGGATTATTTTGCAAAAAGAACTTTTGAGGAGTCTGGCGATTATTCCGTAGATAAATTCAAAGTAGAAATCGTAAACTCATTAAATGATAGAATTTCTAATGATGGGCTCTACTTAGACACACAAAAAACAGATCAAGGAAATGATCCCAGCGATGGCTTGATGTGCGTCAAGGTTTCTGCTGGTAAAGCATATGTTAGAGGATATGATATTGATATTCCCGCAACTACTGTTATTGATGTCACTAAACCAAGAGACACTCAAACTGTAGAGTCTTCGTTAATCCCATTTGAAATGGGAAATAAGTTAAGAGTTAATAATGTTTATGGTACTCCATTCATTGGAGTTGATAATAACAGCAATGTAGTGGAGTTGTACAGTCAAAGAAGAAACTCCACCACTTCTGGAACTGGAGATTTAGTAGGTAAATCTAGAGTTTATTCTTTTGCAACAGCAGATCTTCCATATTCTTCAGCATCAACTGAATGGGATCTATATCTGTTTGATATACAAACTTATACAAAGTTAACTCTTAATGAAACAATTTTAGATGCAGATTGTCCAACGACTTCATTTATACGTGGATTAAGTAGTGGTGCTACTGGATATGTTATTGGATCTCCAAGTGGGGCAACTATAACACTGGATCAAACTTCTGGTACTTTTATTGTTGGAGAACAAATTTTAATTAATGAAACGACTCTTGTTACCAGATCAATTAAGTCACTAAAAGTTTATACTACAGAAGATATTAAATCAATATATCAAGATTCAACAAGTTTAGGATTACAAACAGATTTTGTTGCGGATACTGTACTCCAAAAATCACTTCCTTCCAAATTCAGTATTACTGATAAAATTCAGATCAATAATACTGGAATCGCAACTTGTGCCGGAAAAGATTTCTTGGGTATAAGAAGTGATACTATTATTAGATATCAATCTACCAATGCGACAGTAGAATCTTTTAATAGAGTTTCTTATGTTTCGACGGATGGTACAACTTTACAGTTAGCTTCAGTTCCAAACGTAACGGATGTTTGCAATGGTAGTCTCCCATCAAGTTCAGAATTAACAACCTTTGCAATTGGATATCCTCAAGTCACAAACCAAGAAGACGCTTCTTTGTATGCTTCTATTAATTCATCTAATGTATCTACGGCAAATCTTTCTAGTTCCAATCTCTTAGTATCTAAACAAATTACAGGTCAGACTACAGATTCTACCGGATCTTTAACCTTAAACGTATCATCAACTGGAATATCAAGTGCTTTCTTTGAAAATTTTGATACTGAAAGATATTCAGTATTTTATAGTAATGGAAGTATTGAAAATCTAACTTCAGATCAGTTTAGTTTGTCTTCAAATGGTACAATACTAACTTTAAAAGGATTAACTCCAAATCAAAGTGGTAATGTAACACTAAATGTTTCTGTTAAGAAAAATTCAGTCCAAAGTAAAACAAAAAATTATGTAAGAAGCCAAAAACTTACTGTTAATAGGGTAAGTACTGGTATTTCTACAGCATTGAGTGGATTGACAACTAGTAACTATTATGGATTAAGAATCGATGATAAAGAAATTTCTTTAAATGTTCCAGATGTTGTTAAGATTATTTCTATTTACGAATCTTTAGACTCAAGTGCTCCAACTTTTGATAAGTTGACCTTTGTTTCTGGTTTAAGTTTAGATACAGCATCTATCCTTGGTGAACAAATAATCGGAGAAACAAGTGGTGCTGTTGCACAATTAGTAACTAGATATTCTTCAACAGAAGTTGAAATTGTTTATTTAAATTCAAATAAATTTGCTGTTGGAGAAACTGTAACATTTAAAGAATCAAATATTATTTCAAATATAGTATCAATTTCTCTTGGTAATTATCTTAATATAACAAACGGTTTTACCCTAGATAAGGGTCAAAAAGAACAGTATTATGATTATTCTAAATTGGTTAGAAAATCATCATCAATTGTACCATCTAGGAAACTACTTGCAGTATATGATTGCTATCAAGTTCCATCAAATGATAAAGGTGATGTTTATACTGTTAATTCATATTCCAGTGATAGGTTTGAGAAAGACATTCCTACACTTTCCCTTGGGTTGAGAGCATCAGATACTTTAGACTTTAGACCTAGAGTTTCGGAATTTACTTCAACGACTTCTTCGCCATTTGCGTTTACCAGTAGGAATTTTGCATCTACAGGCACCAATCCAACTCACGTTGTAAGCCCAGGTGAAAGTTCTTTAATTGGTTATAGTAACTATTTACCAAGAAGAGATAAAATTGTACTGGATAAATTTGGTAATTTTTCAGTAATAACCGGAACTTCTTCACTAGATCCTAAGGAACCCGTAAATGTGGAAGAAGCAATGGACATCGCGTTCGTTGATCTTCCAGCATACTTATACAATCCATCTGATGCAAAAATTACACTCATAGACAACAAACGTTATACTATGAGAGATATTGGTAAATTAGAAGATAGAATTGAAAACTTAGAGGTAGTTACTTCATTGTCTTTACTTGAATTAAACACAAAATCTCTTCAAATTCAAGATGCTGAAGGATTGACTAGATTTAAGAGTGGATTCTTTGTAGATGACTTTAAAAATAATAATTTAATGGACATTGCAAATCCAGATTGTAATGTTGATATTGACAGTGAAAAACAAGAACTGAATACTCCTATTGATTTTTATTCGATAAAAACTAATATTGCAGTTTCTTCAGACTTAAACCAAGATACTGTAGATTATAGAACAAATTTACCACTATTAGATTCTAATGTAAGAAAAACTGGCGATTTAATTACTTTAAATTACGATGAAAAAGAGTGGATTGAACAACCTCTTGCATCTAGGGTTGAAAATGTAAATCCATTCAATATGATTGAATATAAAGGATCTGTTCTATTAAATCCAGCATCAGATAACTGGGTTAGAAATATTTTTGTACCTGGTGGTAGTAGAACTGAAACTGGCGGTTGGGACGGATCTTACATTGAAAATGTTTTGATTAGTAGTGTTCCAGATACTCATATGAGATCAAGGAACGTTGAGTTTTTTGCAAGTGGAATTAAACCATTAACAAGATATTATACTTTCATAGACGGTGCTAGTGGCATTGATATTATTCCAAAACTAATTGAAGTTTCGATGTCATCTGGAACTTTCCAAACAGGCGAAACTGTTGATGGATTCGTTGGATCAGAAAGAGTTATTTCATTTAGAGCAGCTCAACCAAACCATAAATCCGGTACTTATAATAATCCCTCTAGGACTTATAGTATTAATCCATATAATAAGTCTTCATCTATTGGTTCTTCTTATTCTGCATCATCAACAATTTTAAATGTAGATACTGTATCTTTGTGTGAAGAAGCTCAAGGGAGATTTTTTGGATATATTACTACTGGAATGATTTTTGTTGGTAGATCAAGTGGAGCAGAAGCTTCAGTATCAAATGTTAGATTAGTCTCTGATAACTGGGGAGATATTTATGGTTCATTCTTTATTAGAAATCCTCTTGCATCACCACCCCCTATCTTAAGAATAACAACCGGTACAAAATCATTTAAAGTAACATCAAGTTCTACAAATGCAACTCCACTCCCAGGAAGTCTTTTAATTTCAAGTGCAGAGACTTCATATTCTGCTAGTGGAATTGTTAATACTTTTGCTCAGGTTACAGTAACGGTGAGAAGACCACCCCCACCTCCACCACCACCACCAGCACAAAACCGTGGGGGAGGAAAGGATCCACTGGCACAAACATTTACAGTTGATGAAACTGGAGCATTCTTAACTTCTATAGATCTTTATTTTGGTAATAAAGATGAAAATGAAAAGTTGTATGTTCAGATAAGAACCGTAGAGTTAGGAACTCCAACAAGTCAATTGGTACAAGATTATGCACAAATTGAAGTATTCCCAGATCAAATAATAACATCTGCAGATGCTTCAATTGCAACAAACTTGAAATTCCCATCTCCAGTATACTTACAACCCAATACAGAATATGCTGTTGTAATTTTATCACCAACATCAGATAATTATGAAGTCTGGTGCGCTAGAATGGGAGAAAAAACTGTCAATACTCAAAATTTACCAAATCCAGAAAATGTTCTTGTAACTCGCCAATATACTGGTGGAAGTTTATTCAAATCACAAAATGGAACTATTTGGACAGCAAGTCAGTTTGAAGATCTTAAATTTAAATTATATAAATCTAACTTCACTTCTAATAGTGGAACAGTTACTTTCTATAACCCTTCTCTTGGAACAGAAGATGAAAACATTCCAGCACTGAATATCAATCCAATAAAAACTTTACCAAGAAAGTTGAGAGTAGGTGTTTCCACTGAAACTTCTGATGCTGCACTGTTAGCAAAACTCATACCAGGAACTAAGATCACTAAAACTGGATCAACTGGTCCTAGTGGTTACATTGAAAAGGTTGGAAGTAGACTAACAACAACTACAACTGGAATTAGTACAGTTAATGTTGGAACAGGTTACTCAACTGGTCAATTTTCTTCTGTTCCTCTGTATTCAATTGCAGGGTCTGGTAGTGGAGCTGTAGCAACAGTTTCTTTCCATAATAGTGGTCTTACCACAGCAGTTATTACAACCGTCGGTAGTGGATATGCTGTTGGTGACATTCTTGGAATTACAACATCCAGTGTTACAAAAGGAACAAATGCTAAGATTTCTGTATCAAGTATTAGTGGAGTAGACACACTATACTTAACAAATGTTCAGGGAGAAACTTTCACAACTAATGATAACTTACAGTATTATAATGGATCTACAAATGTAGCACTTGGAGTTACTGTAAGACAAAATTCCAGCGTAATTAGTAATCTTTATGATGGTAGAGTTATAGAAATAACTCAATATAATCATGGAATGCATCAAGATACCAATAAAGTTATTGTTTCTAACGTAGAACCAAATACAGTACCAACAACTCTTACTACAAATCTTGGTTTAAGTGATACTGTTGTTTCTGTAGCAAACACCTCAATATTTGCCACATTTGAAGGCATATCAACTTCTAGAGGATATGCAAAAATTAATAATGAAGTTATTTACTATAACAGTATTGGTTCTGGAACACTTGGAATTGGATCTAGAGGAAATGATTTACTACTTTCTGGGACAAGAACCCACAGTATTGGAGATCAGATTTATAAGTATGAGTTAAATGGAATTTCTCTATCTAGAATTAACACAACACATACCTTACCAACAGATTCAACTTTGAAATCTGCAAGAGGTATTGATATATATCACCTTCAAATTGATAGAAGCGATAGGGGTAGTGGTGATACTCAAATGAGTTTCACTGATGAAAAGGCACTTGGCGGATCTAACGTATCAATCTCCCAAAATTTCCAATTCAATGGTATTATACCACAATATAATGTTATTACTCCAGGTCAAAATACAACTGTTTCTGCAAGAGTTAGAACAGTTTCTGGAACTAGTGCTGGTGGATCGGAAATTTCATTTATTGATCAGGGTTACGAATCAGTTGAACTAAATCAAATTAATTATCTCAATTCTACTAGATTAGTTTGTTCTGAAGTTAATGAAGAGGAGTATCTAACAACACTTCCAAAGAATAAGTCGTTAACGGTTGAACTTAATTTGAGTTCTGTTGATCCCAATCTTTCACCAGTCGTTGATACACAAACTGCTTTTGTAGCTTTAGCAAGAAATAGAGTAAATAACCCAATTGTTAGTTATCCAGATGATGCTAGAGTAAATCAAAACTCAGATGATCCACATTCTGCAGTTTACATCTCTAATAGAATTAATTTAAAGCAACCAGCGTCATCTCTGAAAGTTCTTATTGGAGCTTATCGCCATTCATCAGCAGATTTTAGAGTTCTTTATAAACTCTATAAAGCAGATTCTGGTGAAATTCAACCAGTTTATGAATTATTCCCTGGATATGATAATTTGAAAGACACTGATGGTGATGGATTTGGTGATACCATTGTTGATTCAACAAGAAATAGTGGTCTACCCGATGCATTTGTTCGTGCAAGTAAAGATAATGAATTCCTTGAGTACCAATTCAGCGCAGAAAGTCTAGATCAATTTACTGGATTTGTAATAAAAATTGTTATGAGCGGCACAGATGAGGCACATCCAGTTAAACTGAAAGATCTGAGGGCAATAGCACTAGCATGATTCCCGTAGAAGGACATACCAATCTTTTCAGAGATGAAAAGACCGGTGCTATTGTCAACACTGATACATTTGGTTATTCTCAATATATTAAAATGAAAAGTGAAAAGAAAAAACAAAGGGAGGAATTAGATCAAATAAAAAACGACATCGATGAAATCAAATCTCTCTTAAAGGAGTTAATCAATGGATCCAAATGAAATCACTCTCGAAAGTATTAATAAGATGTTTGAATATGAAAAACATGTAAGATTGATCGAAGAATTGAGTTTTGAAGAACTTCAAAATTTTGCCAAACTTTATTGCAAATTATATTTGCGTCAACAAGAAGTTGTAGCAACCCTTGGTGTGAGTTGAGTATAAATATATTTTAGATCCTGATATTGTAAAAATCTCCGTGGTTATGAAGGCATAAAACTTGCGGGAGTCGCTACCTAATGGCAGATATAAAAGTTAGAGTTGGGCAAAAAAATGCGGTAAAAGTTATATCTTCTTTGGCTGGAGCACAAGCTCTTTCTTTGCCAGAACTCCTTGATGTAGATGCCGACTCTTTCACGTCTTTAACTAATGGCATGGTTCTTGTATATAATTCTGCTATTCAAAAGTGGCAAGCAACCATAAATTTAACTCCGGGCAACTCCCAAAATCTAGACATTAATGGGGGGACCTTTTAGTGGCTAGTATTATAAGAGTTAAAAGATCTACGGGTACAACGGCACCAGCAACACTATATTATGGCGAATTAGCATATACAGATGGATTAGCATTAACTGCTAATGGTGGTGGTAGATTATTTGTAGGCGATCAAAATCAAGTACCCAGAGAAATTGGTGGTAGATATTACACAGATATGTTCTTACAACCTGGAAAGGTTGCAGGAAAACAAAATAAAACAACTCCAGCGAATGGATTTGTACCCATTCTTGATATTAATAGAAAAGTTGATGAATGGAATGTTGATGGATACTTAAACGTAACTGGGGTATCAACATTTATTGGGACATTAAATGTTGATGGCGAATCTTTCTTCGGAAATGTAGGCATATCTTCGGACCTTATTAGAACAACTTCTGGAGATACTCTTTATATTGATCCATATCCAGATGGTCTAAGCAATCAGGGAACTGTTGTTATTAAAGGAAATTTGCAGGTTGATGGTGATACAACCGCAATAAACTCTACAGAGGTATTTGTAGATGATGTAATTTTAAAACTTGGTGATGTTAATAAGATTAGAACTGTTGTTGGTAATAATGCGGTTGTTGGTGTTAATACAATTCGTCTAGATTCTGTATCGAATTTAAATATTAATGATGTTGTAACAGGATCTTCTAATTTATCTCCGCTGGGATTAACAACAATTACTAGTATTAATACTTCTAGTAAGATTATCACCATACAAGATACAATTATTGGATCTGGTATTTCTACAGAAACTCAGTTAACAATAACTTCTGGATATGATACAAATACGGATAGAGGTATTTCATATGATTATAATACTGGCATAGGAACTGCAAATAATAAAACCGGATTTTTTGGTTATGATGATAGCACTGGTCGTTGGACATATATACCAGATGCAACTATTACAAACAGTGTTGTATCTGGAATAAAAGGTACATTAGACATTGGCGCTGCTTATTTTGATTGGGCAGTATCTGGAATACATACTAGAGGATCTGCTTATTTTGATACTAATGGTAAGTTAATAAGCACCTCATCACCAGAAGTCGGTTATGCAACGACTTCTAATTATGTTTTAACAACAAACGCTTCAAATGTACCAGTTTGGACAAGCGTTTTAGACGGAGGATCTTATTAAAATGGCAAAACCAAATAGCAGACAGTCTCTAATTGATTATTGCCTTAGGAGGTTGGGTGCTCCTGTACTGGAAATAAACATCGATGATGATCAAATTGACGATTTAGTTGATGATGCCCTTCAATATTTCCACGAAAGACACTTTGATGGTGTCGAAAGAATGTTTCTTAAGTATAAAAT